ACATTCAAGCGCTCAGAGCACACCTGTTTAGCACATTGACTGCTCTGCAGGATAAAGAAAACCCAATGGATATAGAGCGAGCAAAAACTGTATGTGAAGTTGGTCAGGTAATCATCAATTCAGCTAAAGCTGAGATTGATTTTGCAAAAGTGAATGGAAGCGTAGATACGCAATTCTTTCATAAGCCTGGCTCAACCCAACAGTTAACGTCACAGGCTAATGATGATTTTAAAGATGTAACAAAGCAGCATCCACATGAAAGATTTGCCACAAAAAATGGGGTTGTCACCATTGAAGGTAATGTAACTACCCACAAAATGAAGTAATCACTACAGAAAAGGAAACAATATGAATACCGTCACTGATACTAGGAATATTGGCTTATATCCTAAATTTCATGTTATCCGCACCGATGGCCAGAGTGCCCAAGGCGGTAGGCATGAAAACTCAGAATACTTTGTGCTTAACCTGACAACAGATAAGCATGCCATCCCTGCAATCAGCGCTTATGCCAAATCATGTGAGAGTGACTATCCGCTGCTTGCATCTGATTTGCGTACTATTGTACGCAACGATATGCAAAGTAAAGATGAGTTTGTCACAGTACCTGAAACCACCCTACCTAATGGCACAGTAGTACCGGCATTTAATGTTGGTAAATACTCATGCAGTAAGTCAGATATCGGCACCGCCATCATCACAGCAGATCGCAAGCCATGGAGTCGTATCAACTTCAACAATGCAAAACAGGCATGCATCGATTCCGGATATTCACTGATTACTGAGCTGCAATATCTAGCAATTGCGCATCAGATCGTTAATCAGGATGAAAACTGGACAGGCGGCAAGGTTGGTGAAGGTGACGTCTATCGTGGCATTTATAAAGGTGACGTATCAGAAGCCCAGGACGGAAACTATGAAAGCGAAGAACCAACAGAACGCCGCTGGCATGTACTGGCCAACGGCGAGCGTGTTTATGACTTCAGCGGCAATATTTACAGCTGGGTATTTGATGATGTCCAGGGCGATGAAAATGGCGTGATTGCCAAACCATTTGCCAAAGACTCACCAACTGTTACTACAGCACCCTATGCAAGCCGTGAGCATGGCATTGGAGATACAGATATTGGCAGCGGTGATTGGTCTGGCTATGCGCTCATCCGAGGCGGCTGCTGGGGCTCGGTCGACTACGCGGGCGTGTTCCGTCTCAGCGACGGCTGGCCCGGCGACGACCGCTACGGCGTCGGCTTCCGCTGCACCAAAAGTCTCTAGTCACTTATCACTCATCCAGGCCGCTGTGTAACGGCGGACTGGTTTAACCAAAGGATGAATATGTATGAAATCTATATTGCGATTTTCTCAGTCAGCATCACGGCAGGACTCATCATCGGACATAAGCTTGGACAGCATGAATCAAGACTCGAATACGAGAGAGGCTACCTCGATGCAGTCTGGAATTTCTATGTTGCAGGAATCAAATCAAGCATTGAGCGTTACACAGCAAAGAACAATGATGGTGGCAAAGGTAGCACTGAACGAACTATTTGAACATAGTTTTTTTAGTATTTGTAAGCTAAATACTGTTATGGATTTACTTGGTAAAGGCCATAGAAATTCAAAGGTTTATAAACAACTATATGCTTTGCATTGCGTACATTACGCCGATATGCCAGATGATTTAAAAAATCAAATTCCATATATGGTTAATGAGTTACTTACCAATAACCCATCAACGCAAGCGGCTACCGATGTAGCGCTCGCAGGACTGTTTGACTGATTATGACTTATCAACCAATAAAAGGTATTGAAGTCAGCTTCACAGCAACTGATCCACACGTTGAGATCAGTGAAAAACTGCAAGCGCAATATCCGCATCACATGGTATTGGTGCAATCAGGAAACTGGCTGCATGCTTTCAACAAATCAGCCTATGCGCTGCATACGTTAAAGCAATATAAAATCAGGCTTGCTGGCCCAGCGAATAAGCCTCATCTATTGGTTGGCTTTCCGGTTGCCAATTACAAACAGCGCTTATGGCCAATCGTTGATGAGCACAATATTTCGTATGTAATCGTTACAAAAGATAACATCGATGCATGCGAATCATCAGCACCAAGCTATGCACTGGATACAATCTCAGATGACATCGTAAACCAGGTTATTGCGGACTTGATTAACAGCAAGCAGCTGAAAACATCAACTACAGCAAAAGCGCTGGCTAATCCGGACACACAGGACTTTATCTTTAAAAGTAAGGCTGCAGCACTTGATTCACAGCTGCTGCAAGACATCATCAAACTACCTCGTGATATTCGCGTGACATGGGGTGAAAACATACGTCAGACCATGCAGCGAATCATGCGCAATACCTATCTATATGGCAATGAAGATAATAAGCCACAGCTGCTGAAACAGCTATCAGCAGACGTGGATTTAATCCGCCATTACATATGCCAGGCACAAGCACTAAACCTATTCAAAGTAGGATTTGAACATAGAGTTGGTTTAGTGGTCGAGCTTGGTCGCATCCTGGGTGGATTACAACGCGCACAAAGGACAACATCATGATCGATACAGGGTGCGCTCTGGAAAGTCTGGCAATGCGCTCATCCGAGGCGGCTACTGGAACTCGGACGACAACGCAGGCGTGTTCAATCTCAACAACGACTGGCCCGACAACGACAACAACAACGTCGGCTTCCGCTGACCCAACATTACAACGCCTAGACGCTGGCTTAACTGCTACGGAAGGTTCAATCTTGGTCGAGAGCATCCCGCAGGTTACTGCAAAAGCAAGGCAACAAGCCAAACCGAAAACCGCAGCAGCGCCTACGGGTGCTGTTGCGGAACACGGGAAACTATTCTCAAAAATAAAAGGAGTATATTCATGGAAAAATTTAAATTTAAACTACAACAGGAAGTCACAATTTCTGCCAGTGGGGAATCAGGAACAATTATTGGCAGAGCAGAATATAGCTTTGCTGAAAACAGCTACCTTATCAGATATAAAGCCGCAGATGGTAGAGCCGTTGAAACATGGTGGTCAGAGTCAGCAATCATCACAAACGAACTCTGATTTTTTTAAAATTACCAGCATGGATAATCTTTATTCATGCTGGCTAAAAGCCAAACGTAATAAAGGCAGCAGCCTGCGCATGCAACGCTTTGAATCGGATGCGCTTAGCTATCTGACAACCATTCAGCAACGCCTACGCTCACGCATCTATACCTTTGGTGAATATAAAACATTCACTGTGCGGAAAAGAAATTTCGTGATGTAGTCGATGCACCAATGAAAGACCGTATCGTTCACTGGATGCTGTATCAGTACATGCTGCCGATATGGCAGCCTAGATTCATTCATGACACGTTCGGCAATTTACCAGGCCGCGGCAGTCATGCAGCAATAGACCGTGTTGCACAATTCGCCAGGCGCGAAAACACATCATGGGTGCTACAGCTGGACATCAGCAAGTATTTCTATTCAGTACCGCATGCACAACTTAAAGAACGCGCATTGCGCCATATTGGTGATCATGATGTACGTCAGCTGATAATCAGCTTGATTGACTCATACCGCACTGGAAATAACTATGATCACCTGTTTTCATCCGATAGCATGTACCGCATCAACCAAGATAAAGGCATGCCAATTGGCAACCTGAGTAGCCAGCTATTTGCAAATATCTACCTGAATGACTTTGATCACTGGCTGAAAGAAACGCTGCAGGTTAAGCATTATGTTCGCTATGTGGATGATATGGTGATACTTGGCCATAGTAAAGAATATCTGCAGCAGATCTGCCAGATCATCATCGAGCGACTAGCAGCCGAAGGCATCACCATTCACCCAAATAAAATACGCCTGGCACCAACGATCAGCGGAATACCATTTTTAGGCTACGTAATATGGCCGCACCATATATCAGCTGGCGCATATCTGCGTAGAAGGTACCATCATGCATTAAGGCAGCATGAATCTGGAATCTATGACCGCAGCCAGGCATTAAATTCATATCGAGCAGCATTGGCGCATACGGGAGCAACTTTATAAATGTTCAAGTATGTAACCATCGTAAAGTTCTGCAATGAAACTGGTTACACAGAGGATGCAGTTCGTACTAAAATCCGTGATGGTGTCTGGCTTGAAAATAAAGTATGGGTAAAAGCCCAAGACAATAGAATATTAATGAGCGTTGAGGGGTTTAACGAATGGGTAGAGATGGGAGTGGTATCCGCAAGGCGTCAGAAACGAGCTACGAACTCGCCTTTACCTATCAAGGCGTCAGGTGCCGCGAAAGAATCAAGCTCAAGCCCAGCCCCGCTAATGATCGCCGCGTAGCG